ATTGTAAAAGTTATTGTCAAGAAAAAAACCAATGCTAAGCAGTTTGATAAGTTCTTAGATAAGTTATATGCTTCTGACGTAGAAGAGATTAAAATTGTAGAAAACTTCAATTTTGTTGATATTGATAATATAGAAGATGAAGAAACTTTAGAATCTGAAGATACACTTTCCATCCTGAATAGATACATACAAGAATCTGATTTTGGAATGGATAAGTCAAAAGTTCAATCCATGGTCAAGGAAATCTATCAAGAAGCGTGCGAAATACTGTAACATGTATATATTAGCAGTTTTAGGAAAAGAAGAGAATGGTGCATATTCAGCGTCAAATGAAAAAGGTGATCAAGTTCTTTATTTGTTTGAAGAACAAGATGATGCTACTAGATTTGGTTTGATGTTGGAAAATAATCATGAGTATCCAGAAATGACTGCGGTTGAAGTTGACGATAATGCTATAATTAAAACGTGTGACAACTTCGGTTACATGTACATGATTATTACCAAAAATGACATTGTGATTCCTCCAAAGGATATTTTAAAAAATGATTTTATTTGAAACAATTAGGTGGAAGAATTTTTTAAGTACCGGGAACCATTTTACAGAAGTAAACTTCACTAAAACTGAAAATACTCTAATCATCGGTAATAACGGAGCAGGTAAGAGCACCATTTTGGATGCCCTTACTTTTGTTTTGTTTGGAAAGTCTTTCAGAAATATTAACAAACCACAACTAACTAATTCAATCAATGAAAAGGATTGTTTAGTTGAGATTGAGTTTAAGATTTCTAGTAGTGAATTTAAAATTCGTAGAGGAATCAAACCATCCATCTTTGAAATCTATAAGAATGGTGAGTTGTTCAATCAGGATGCTTCTTCATCTGAACAACAGAAATGGTTTGAACAAAGTGTTTTGAAGATGAATTTCAAATCATTCACTCAGATTGTGATTCTGGGAAGTAGTAACTTCGTTCCATTTATGCAACTGAGTGCTACCAATAGAAGAGAAGTTATTGAAGATTTATTGGATATTAAAATCTTTTCTTCAATGACTAATATTGTGAAGGAAAAGATTCGTTCAATAAGAGACGATGTTAGAACACTTACTCTAAAGAAAGAATCTCTTCAAGATAAAGTCAGAATGCAAAACGATTTTATTCAAGAGATTGAGAGTCGCAGTAAAGAAGATATCACAACAAAGAAGGGATCGATTACCACTTTGATGGAAGAAGTTTCTGAGTATATGGATCAAAATTCCAAGACCCAGGTAAATATCGAATCTCGCACTAAAGAACAAGAGAAAGTAATTGGTGCAGCAGATAAGTTATCAAAACTAAACACACTTAAGGGTCAGATTACTCAAAAAGTAACTACTATTACTGAAGAGCATAAGTTTTTCACTGAAAATACGGTATGCCCTACTTGTCATCAAGACATAGAAGAAGAGTTTCGTGTAAATAGAATTAGTGACGTTCAAAATAGAGCAAAGGAACTAAAAGATGGTTATGTGAAACTTGAAGAAACAATTAAGTTCGAAAAAGAGCGAGAACGTCAATTCAATATTCTTTCGAAGGAGATCACAAAACTAACGCATGGCATTTCTCAAAACAATACTCGGATCGCTTCACATCAGAGAAGAATCCAAGATCTTGAATCGGAAATTCAAAGAATTACCGACCAACTACAGAATTCAAGTACTGAGTATGAGAAGTTAACCAAGTTCCAGGAAGATCTAGAAAATTCCGATACTAATCTTTCTGAGAAAAAAGAAACAATTGCATACTACGATTTTACTCAGAGTCTTCTAAAAGACTCAGGTGTGAAGTCCAAAATTATACAGAAGTATCTTCCGTTGATTAACAAACAGGTGAATAGATACCTGCAAATGATGGACTTCTACATTAATTTTACTCTTGATGAAGAGTTTAATGAATCGATTCAATCTCCTATCCACGAAAATTTTTCATATACTTCTTTCAGTGAAGGAGAAAGACAAAGAATTGACCTGGCACTTCTGTTCACATGGAGAGAAGTTGCAAAGTTTAAAAACTCTACAAATACAAACCTACTCATCATGGATGAAATTTTTGATAGTTCTCTTGATGGGTTTGGAGTAGAAGAGTTCCTTAAGATCGTCAAGTACGTCATCGAAGATAGTAACACATTCATCATCTCACACAAGACCGATCTTCACGATAAGTTCGATAATGTGATAAAATTCGAGAAGTTCAAGGGATTCAGTCGCATTGTGCCATGACCACTCCAAACTGGCAACACAATTCTGGTAAAGACCAGAAGAGAAAACTCAAACCACAGGCGCTGCGTGCCCGACGTGAAGCACTGCGCCAATTCAAGAAGCGTCACAAGACCTCGCCCCAAAGGCGGGGTTCTTTTGTATTATATGGTCATTCGGAACAAACCAATGTCTGTCAAGTTTGAAATCAAAGGCACTCTCGCCCGTCTGCTTGCCACCGAGGACATCGCTGTTGAGCATAAGAAGGTAGAGACTGCACAGTTCAATGTCCATACTCGCGTCCTTATTCTTCCCATGTGGGAAAATGCGAGTAACGCTGTCTATGACATGCTGGTGGGACATGAGGTTGGACATGCCCTGTACACTCCCAATATGAACTGGTTAGGTCAATATAATACCACTCCAGTCATTGTGAACATCATAGAGGATGTCCGCATTGAGAGGAAGGTTAAGCAGAGATATGGTGGTCTTAGTAAAGATTTCTACAAGGCATATCATGAACTTTCTGACATGGACTTCTTTGCCATCAAGGACATAGATGTCAATGGAATGAGTTTCGCTGATCGTATTAATCTACATTTCAAGATTGGTGCATTTGTTTCCATTGAATTTACTAATCATGAGAAGACTATTCTCCGTCAGATCTCTGATTGTGAGACCTTTGAGGACGTTCTGAGGGTCTCTGAGATCGTTTATACCGAGTGTATGAATGAAGTGGAGGAGCAGACGAATGAGGTTCCTATGCCGAGTAATGGCAGTCCTGATGCTGATCAATCTCAAGGAAGTGGAGAGAGTGATGAAGATGAATCTACGGAACCAGAATCTGGTGAATCGTATGGTGGTGCTGCATCTTCTATAGACCAAATTGAGGATGATGAAGATGAGGAGGAGGTTCAACCTCAACCATCACCAGCAGGATCCCACACAACTGAGTCCCTAGAAGAAGCACTGAAAAAACTCAACAATCCCAACGCTGTTGAGAATATTTACATTGAACGTCCAAAGATGTTCTTAGATCGTCTGATTATTCCTAATCAAAAAATCCATGAGGGTTGTGAACAGTATTGGGAAGAGCGACAGTCTCATATTGATGAATTGTATCCAGATATGGAATATGACATCTTTGCTAATGGTGATCTGGATTACATAAAGTTTAAGAAAGATGCACAGGTAGAAGTAAACTACATGGTCAAGGAATTTGAATGCAAGAAGTCTGCTACCGCATATTCTCGTGCAACTACCTCTCGTACTGGAGTCCTGGATTGTTCCAAACTACACACTTACAAGTACAACGAGGATCTGTTTAAGAAGGTGACTATTCTTCCTGAAGGAAAAAACCATGGTCTAGTTTTTGTTTTGGATTGGTCTGGTTCAATGGGTAATGTCCTATTGGACACCATGAAGCAATTGTACAATTTGATGTGGTTCTGTAAGAAGGTTGGTATTCCTTTTGAGGTGTATGCGTTTACCGCTGATTACCCTAAGGAGAATATGTATCAACTCTCCTACGAAAAAAAAGAAGGCAATATCTATATCCAAGAACATGTGTCTTTGATGAATCTGTTTACGAGCAAGGTATCGACTCGTCAGTTGGAAAAGCAAATGATTAACATTTGGAGAGTTGCTTCTCGATATACTAAATCAAATTATAGTCATCATGATATTCCTGTGGGACTTTCTCTTTCTGGAACTCCTTTGAATGAAGCAATTCTCGCTTTGTACCAGATTATTCCTCAATTCAAAAAAGACAACAATGTTGAGAAGGTTCAGTGTGTAATCCTTACCGATGGTGAGGGATATGGAATGCGCTACCATACTATGTTCTATCGTCACTGGGAGGAGGAACCATCTCTTGGTCTTCGTGGTGCAGAGTCGCAGGATAATATTGTCTTTCGTGATCGTAAGACCGGTAAAAATTACAATATGAATACTGGACTAGGTGACAATACAGACATTCTTCTCCGCAATCTGAAAGACAACTTCCCACAGATGAACTTGATTGGTATTCGAGTTCTTGCTCCTCGTGATAGTGGTGGATTCATCCGCAAGTATACTGGGTACTTTGGTGATGAGTATGATAAACTCATGTCTGTCTGGAAGAAGACTAAAACTATGAATATCAAGAGTAGTGGATATGATGCATACTTTGGTCTCTCTTCAACTGCTCTATCTCAGGACGATGAGTTTGTAGTTCAAGATAATGCTACTAAGAGTCAAATCAAGAATGCATTCATCAAGAGTTTGAAGAACAAAAAACTAAATAAAAAAATCTTGTCTGATTTTATTCAACTTGTCGCATGACCACTTGAATAACTGTCACAAGGGTCTCTGACGAGACCCTAGGCATCCCTTATACTATTCACAAGCGATCCAACAAACAATGCTTTCGATGACCAACGATCAACTGATCAACTCTCTAAAAGAAACCTATGGTCCTGAAATCACTGCTTCTGATGTTCGGGCATACTGTGCCATGAACGATGTGGTATATCAGACTGTAACTCGCCGCCTGGAAGAATATAAGACCTCTCGTGGTCGTTGGAATCTTGAAATTGCTCGTGGTACTGTCGAGACTATTGAGAAGACTTTCAATGCTCCTCCCGCAATGCCAGCGGTTGAACAGAACTTGATTCCAGAGAAAGATTCCAACTTTGTTCCTTTTGGCGGATTCCGTGATCTCAAAAAAATCATCCAATCCAAACTATTCTATCCTGCATTCATTACTGGACTCTCTGGTAATGGAAAAACCTTCTCTGTGGAGCAAGCATGTGCTCAACTGGGTAGGGAACTAATTCGTGTAAATATCACAATCGAAACTGATGAAGACGACCTTATTGGTGGGTTCCGCCTTGTTAATGGCGGAACAGTATGGCACAACGGACCAGTTATTGAAGCGTTGGAGCGCGGAGCAATACTGCTTCTGGATGAGGTGGACCTTGCATCTAATAAGATTCTTTGCCTTCAGTCCATCTTAGAAGGTAAGGGAGTCTTCCTAAAGAAGATTGGTCGGTTTGTGCAACCTGCCAATGGATTCAATGTCATTGCTACTGCCAACACTAAGGGTAAGGGTTCTGATGATGGACGTTTTATCGGTACTAATGTTCTGAATGAAGCGTTTCTTGAGCGTTTCCCTGTGACCTTTGAGCAGGCATATCCCAGTGCTGCCATTGAGATGGTGATTCTTCAGAACACGGCAAATGAACTCGGTGTTGACAACGAAGACTTCTGTAAGCGTTTAGTTGACTGGGCAGACGTTATTCGTAAAACCTTCTTTGCTTGTGACGGAACGCTGGAGGAGATTGTCAGCACTCGTCGTCTGGTTCATATCATCCGTGCATATGCAATCTTTAACGACAAGCAGAAAGCACTGGAGATGTGCCTCAACCGCTTCGATGATCATACCAAGAGTGCCTTCATGGAACTGTATGATAAGGTCGATGCTGACTTCAACCTTGACGTAAACGAGTTATCCTGATATAATTATGGTTAACTCGTGGTCTCTCCTATACGATGAATTGAACATGGATGAATACCCATATCCTGAGATTACAGTCTCACAAAAAACAACTATAGATTATGGATTAGATGAATATCCATATCCAGATTACACTGAACTACCAACTGACGATGGTATCCGCCCGTGGGGGCATAGTGATTATGAATTCTTGATTAACAACCCTACTATGAATAAAGACTCCAACCGATACAAATATAGTGAGGCAGAAATCCTCAAAGAACTTTCAGATTACATTTCAGGAACATATCAACAGCACTATTCTGCTGGTGATGATAAGATTCAAACTCTTGATCTTATCGAAGCTTGTGGTGATGGTGAGGCATTTTGTCGCAGCAATATCCTCAAGTATGCGTCACGATATGATAAGAAGGGAACTGCCCGTCGTGACATTATGAAGATTTTGCACTATGCTGTTCTTCTAATGCATTTCAATGACAAAAATGCAAAACGTGAAACCTATCCTCAGTGAATATGAAACTATCTGATAATACTCTCAATCTTCTCAAGAACTTTTCTTCCATCAATCCTTCTCTGCTTTTCAAGC